GCCTGTCGACACCGCGATTTTTTCACCGGACGCAATCTCGGCGGCGGCAAGCTGCATGGCCGTCTGATTGTCCTGCGAGTTCATCGTCATGCGAGCCTGAAGCTCCGCCGCCTTACGTGCATCTTCAGCTTGCTGCTGTTGCTGCTCGATCTGGAGACGTAGCTGCATCTCAGCCATGTCGATCTGGTTGTCCTGCTGCTCTTGCTGCGCATCAACTTGCATCTTCTGCTGCTCAAGCTGCATCTTCTGCGCATCCAGTTGTGCACGCTGTGCCTCGTTCTGCGCATCCACTTGTGCGCGCTGGCCCTCAACCTGCATCTGCTGCTGGTTGCGCTGCGCCTCCATTTGAAGCTTCTGGGTCTCAAGGGCGAGGCGCGGATCTTGCATCGGCTGCGGTGCAAACTGCTGCAAGACCTGCTGCGCCTGCTGCACAACCTGCGGCAGTTCGGCGAAGATGTCGCCGCCGCGCTGCACAACGGCGGTAGCAGCCTCGGCCAGCATCTGGTCGAGCGCCTTACGCCCTTCCGTATCCTTGCCCAGTTCCTTCATCATGTCGCCCACGTCCTCGCCGAGCGCCTCGTTCGAGACGTCGAATACGCTACTAGCGTACCACAGCGCGACGTGCTCCTTGATGTGGTTCAACATGACGGGCAGGAAGGTTGGCGCGATCATCGGCGACATGCCGAAGGTCGGGCTCATCATGTAGGCAAGGTGCGTCTTGAGGTGCGCGATGTGATCCTGATCGGGGAAGGCCGTGATGGGCCGACCCAGTGTCGCCGCGACGTTCTCGTTGACGGCGTTCTGCTCCTTGGGCTCCATCGGCGGAACCAGAAGCTCTTTCGGGTTGGGAACCTTGAGCGTCTCAAGTAGGCGCTCCTCAACGGCGCGCATGTTGTAGAGCTGGGGCAGCGACGCGGCGCGCTGCGCCACAGCCTGCACCTGCGCGTAACGCTGTGCCTCGCTGAAGATGTTCGGATCAGAGACAGGCACCACATCCAGCGGCCCCTCGAAGTCCTTGCGCGATGCAAGCTCCTCACCCGCCTCACGCTCCAGCCGATCATCGTCGAGGTACATACCGTTGAGGCGATGCAAGATCCGCAGCATGCGTGCCATTGCGTCGTGCAGGCGTGCGTGGATCGACGAGAAGACGACCATGCCTTGCTCGATCTTGGCAAGCGTTGTGCCGACGGGCGCGTTCGGGTTGCCGTCGGCGATGTCGTCCATCGCCGTGCGGACAACGCCCTTGCCTGCGTCGACCAAGAAGCCGAGCAAGTTCATCAGGACGGGCGAAGGCGGGTTGTACGGAAGCGGCATCGCCAACTTGCGCACGTCGTCGACGTTCAGGCCGCCCTCGATCTCAATGGTCTGCGTCGGCTGGATGGACAGAGACTGTCCGCCTGCCGTGCCGCCCTTGAGCTTGAGCATCGTCTGGCTGTTGGAGATGTGCGCACTGTCGAGCAATGCGCGCAGTGCGCCCGTCGCTGCGCCAGACAGACCGCCGATCATGTGCGGCAAGCCAATCGGATACGCGCCGCGCCACGGAATGAACGGGAACTCGACGAACCAGAGCAGTTCTTCCTTGTGCTCGTCCTCTTCGTCCCAGTTGCGGTAGATCGACAGCACCTTGCCCGAGGGCTTGTCGATGCTGATGATGTAGGGTGCTGCGCCGTCGCCTTCGACGTCGGCAATGGCATAGATCTCGTAGACGATGCGCAGGCCGTCTTCATTGAAGCTGGTCTGCTCGCGGCCCTCGATCTTGTCGTTGGACTGCGCGGCCACCGACATCTCAGGCTCCATGCCTGCGGGCGTCAGGTCGACGTCGCGGTACATGCCGTTTTTGACGCGGTTCTCATAGTCGAGTTGCGTCAGGTACTGGACGTGCGTCTTGCGCTGCGCCGTGTAGAAGTTGGTCGCCGCGAAGGGCAGATACATGTCGTCGATGGCGACGAACAGGAAGTTGGGGCGGTTCTTCGCCTCGTCCCAGCCCAGCTTCATGTACTGCGCGCCGCCCAGCGGCACCTGCGTCATGAGCTGTTCCAGTTCGGCCCGCACTTCGGGGCACTGCACGGTCATCTGCCAGTTGAGCAGGTTGGTCTTGCGCTTCGCCTTGTCGAGCTTCTTGTCCGTAGGCTTGCCCGGCACGAAGTCCTTGGCCGGGCCCTGCGGCGGGAAGATTTCCTTCATGGCGCGCGCCGCAAAGTCGATGCAGGCCTCGGTCAGCATGGGATGCACAACCTTCGACGCGCCTTGGAAGTCTGCGCCGCCGGGGGCGTCGTCGCCCAGACCAGTGCGCCGCAGGCCTTCGTCATACTGGTCGTCGCGCTTCTTGCGCGCGTCCTTGTCCTTGCCGATCAGGTCGAGGAAGCGTGACGACAGACGGCCCAGTTCCGGCTCGGGGATGTCGCCGTCGGCAAGGTTGGCGTAGAACTCGCTCTCGCCCGCCTTCGGATCTTCCTCGTCGAGGCGCACAATTGCGCCGCCATCTTCGGTGTCCTCGACATCGTCGTCCTCTTGGCCCTCAAGCTCAATGAGTTCGCCGTATTCCTGTTCGTCTTCGTCTTCCATCAGGGTGTCCTTTTACGCCGCGTATGGGTTCATTACCACAGTGGGGGCGGGTCTGTCACCCTTCCACTCATCGCGGGGTTTACGTGTGAGGTCGATCATGCGTTTGTCCATGCACAGACGCAGCGCCTGCGTCGTCTGGTCGACGTGGTCGTCGTGCTTGATGGAGCGTTCGCCAGTGAATGAGCAGAGCTGATAGATCAGGGGCTCGACCCATGTGCGCGGCTTGCCGGGGAACTTGTCGCTCTCGGGCACCCAGACGCGGTTCTGGGCGAAGATCGGCGAGACCATGTGCAGCCGGGTCAGCTTGTCGGCGCGGCCCGGGTTGTAGGCGTAGGCCTCGATGCCCTCGCGCTCCAGCATCTGGCGCAGCGAGATCCCGCTGCCCTTGTCCTCGATCAGGAGGATGTCGGGCTTGCGCCCGGACGTCATGGGCTTGGAACTGCCGAACATGGGACGGATCAGCGCCTCGTCGGCGTCGTCGCCGTAGCGCACGTTGCGCTCCTTCTTCACGCGCTTCATCAGGTCGGGCAGGCCGAGGTGATCCTCCCAGCAGTCGAGCAGGATGACGTGGCTCATGTCCTTGTACTGGAACACGCCCCACACGCCGCACGCCGTCGGGTCGGGGTCGCCCTTCTTGTCGACGCTCTTCTCCGTGTAGGCCGTGTCGAGTGACATGATGATCCAGTCGAGCCTCGGCAGCGTGCGCTTGGCGGGCCACAGGTTGATCCAACTGCGCTTGATGACGCCGTTCTCTTCGGGGTCGATCAGCTCGCCGTACAGCTCCTGACGCCCGAGCGTCGTGCCCTCGTACTGCTCAAGGTTGGAGAAGAAGTCGTCGGGCAGGTTCGCCTTGTTGTCATACGTCGAGCCGCGCACGATGATGCGCCGATCCTTGGGCGCGGTCAGCTTGCGGATCAGCTCCTTGGGTTTGGGCGTCGTCGTCCACAGCACCTGTGGTGCCGGGCCCAGACGCATGCCCATCAGCATCATGTCCCACGTCTCTTGATCGTACTGCCACGCGGCCAGCTCGTCGCACCATGCGCGGCAGTGCTGCGGCCCGCGCAAACGCTCTGGCTTCTCAGCCGAGAAGCCGCGTATCGTGCTGACGCCGCCTGCGACGTTGCGCATCTTGATGTAGTTGCCAGTCTTGTTGTGCTCGATGAGCAGCTCGGGCGGCAGGACGGACAGGATGCCTGCCGGGCCCTCCATGCACGTTATCTGGACGTCGCTGTGCGTCGGGGCGATGACGCAGCTATCGAAGCCGGACGGATCGAGAAAGGCCTCGCGCGTGATCCACTCTGCGCCGACGCGCGTCTTACCAAAGCCCCGGCCTGCCAGCACGCCCAACTCTTTCCAGTCGCTGAACTCAGGGATCTGGCTGTCGCGTGCCGTCTTCTTCCACCGCGTCTGCCACTCGACGAAGATCTTGACGTGCTCCTCGCCCGTCAGGATGCTGACCGGGTCGACTTCGACGACGCGGCCATCGGCAAGGGTGAGCGGCGCGCTGGTCATGCGTCGCTGTTGCGGTACAGCGTCAACGTGTCGCGCAGTTGCAGGTTCATCTCGCGGATCTTGTCGTACCGATCAGCAGATTGCTTCAAGGCATGGTCAAGGGCGGAACACTCATCTGCGACCCGGATGAGCTGGGCCTCAAGCTGCCGGATGCGCTTCCATGGGTTCCAGATCATTTGTCAGTCTTCTGGGAAAGCAGGGCCTCGGTCAGCGCGGACAGCACCAGCGGGTCGACGGGCTGCTGCTCGATCTTGAGCGTCTCGCCGTCCTTGTTGCCAATGTTGACGTCCTGCTTGTCGCCGTACTTCTTCGGCTTGAGCTTGCCCATGGCCCACTTGCGTGTGTCGATGCGCACGCGCTTGTCCTGCACCTCGATCAGCGGGTCGTCCGCGATCTCCAAAATGTCTTCAAGCATGTCCTCCGTGGCCGCTTCGCGCGCGCGGGCGTATTGCTCGGCGAAGGAGGGGAAGCGATCAAGCCACACGTACACTGTCGATGCGTTCGGAAAGTCTTTGCTCTTGCACAACTTGCGCAGGCTCACGCCCTCAGTGAGCTTGTCGCAGATGAGATTTCCCATCTCTTCGGTGTAAGTGCTCGGTCGGCCAGTCATTGTCTGCATGCTCCGCTTCTTGGCAGGACTACCAGACCCCCCAAATAACACCAGCGCGACAAAACTACAAGAGGGTGTGGCTCGACCTATTCCAAATCAGCCGATCCACGCCCCAGATAATCCTTCACGAAATCCAAATTGTCAATGCAACGTGAGCTTGCGTTACATCATGCAGCACGACGCATCATGCTGCACGAATAAGTTCCGGGGCTGGTCATCGCACCACAGCAAACGGCGCAGCGCAGCACAGCATCTGCTCGGTGCAGCATTTGCAGCACGTGGGGTACCCCTAAAGGGGTAACCCCCTCCACGCTGCATAAATGCTGCATTTCTCCGAGCTGCACCATTTGCAGCATGATGCAGCATGCTGCTAATGCTGCATGTTGCAGGGGGGTAAAATTATTTTGTAAAAAAGTGCATTAGGGGTATTGCAATGTCCGATTGCATCTGCCATATACTGCTTATCAGCAACGGAGACACACCATGATTTTGACCCTCAACAGCAAGCAGCACTTCATCAACGCCGACAGCGTTGTGATCACCGAAACAGGCTCTGGCCGCTTCGACGTGACGTACAATGACGCCCGCACGTTTCAGGTCATGGGCGGCACCAAGTCAGGTGGTAGCAAGTCGGAATGGTTCGTCAAGCACGACCTGTTCTACGGCGACCGCTGGCTCAACGCCAACAGC